CGTCTGGAAGGTAGCGGCTCGTAACGAGTGGACGGAGCGCGTTAAGCGAGCTTATGTCACACTTGACGACGACTCTACTCCCTCCTTCGACATGAAGAACTACGGCTGGGTCGAAACCAAGGAACTGACCGAAGCGGTTGGTGCTGATGGAGGCTTTACAGTCTTCCCAGAGCAGCGTCCCAGCCTCTTTATGCTCACCGAGTTCCAGCGCCTCGTTCGAGAGCGCGCACTGGTCCTTCCGATGAAGGCTAGAGAGGTACACTTCCCGACGCTTGATCAGACCGGAAGTACTTCAGGGGTCGCGAACCTCTACGGTGGCGTCATCCCGAAGTGGACTGAAGAGTCTGCCGAGAAGGAAGAAACGCAGCCCTCCTTCCGCCAGCTGAAGCTTATCGCTCACAAGCTCATCGTCTACACGGAAGCTTCGGACGAGTTGATGGAAGATTCGGCGGTCGGTCTCGAAGCTCTGCTCAAGAAACTCTTCGGTGGTGCTATCAGCAACGAAGAGGAGTGGGCCTTCATCAATGGCACTGGCGCAGGCCAGCCACTGGGCATCACCGATCCAGGTTGCGGGGTCACGCTTCGACAGACTCGTGTCGCTGCGAACGCGATCAGTATCGTGGACGTCTTTAACATGCTGTCGATCTTCATGGGAACTTCACCGATCTGGATTGCACATCAGAGCACGATGCCTCAGATTCTTCAGCTGAACGGCCCTGCAGGGAACGCTTCCTACGTCTGGATCGGCAACGGTCGAGACGCGATGCCGACGACCTTGATGGGCTACCCAATCTACTTCATCGAGAACTGCCAGACCCTCGGCAGCGAAGGTGATCTGATCCTGTCCGACTGGAGCAAGTACGTGGTTGGAGATCGCAAGATCACGACCATTGACTCCAGCAAGCACTTCAAGTTCCGGAACGACCTTACAGCCTGGCGAGGTGTGCATCGGGTAGGTGGGCGTCCGTGGCTATCAGCTCCCTTGACTCTGAGGGATGGTACCACCCAGGTTAGTCCGTTCGTAATTCTGGATGACGCTGTAACCAGCTAATCCTTGTAACGCTGACGGATCTTCAAGCAGCCAGGGGTCGACTCGTCCGCTAAACTTTACCCTAAGCGGAGAGAAGTTGGCCCCTGAGCTGAGAGCTAATCAGGACTCACAAGGAGGTAGCAATGTCGTACACCGAACGCTTTACTGAGGTTAATCTACCAGCTGGTGTGTGGTACCCTATCGAGAAGGTGCCAGCAACATATACGTCAGACTGGATGCTTATGAGCAACTATCAGCGGTTCATCGCGGTTATGCTCGTAGGTGTCATCGCTGCCGGCGGCACGGTCGACTTGAAGCTTGAGCAGGATGACGTCGGAGACGGCTCCAACACGAAGGACATCTCGGGTAAGTCGATCACCCAGCTCACGCAGGCTGGAGGTGATGGAGACGATCTGGTTGGCATCGAGCTCAAGACGGAAGAGATGGACGTGGATGGAGGGTTCAAGTACGTCCGGCTTAACCTTGTCGTAGCCGTAGGCAACGCGTTCATCTCCGCACTGCCGCTGCGGTTCATCGCGAACTATCCCCCAGTACCGACGACTGTCTGGGAGGAAATCGTCGACTAGCTCTGACGACTTAGTATACGAGCACACGAGACGTTAACCTGGTAGGGGAGGGGCTCTTCCTTCGGCTTCTCCCTTACCTTCTAATTGCTCAGAAGATGAGGTAACATGGCAAGGACTTGGGTACAGGCCCTAGTAGTTATCAATAGACACGACGAACTTGGAGCTCCCATAAGGCACTATAAGGGTGACTGGTTCCCCTGCAGGGGGAGAGAGCTAGCACAACTTCTATCACAAAGTAAGGTAGCTCTGCCAGGTCATTCTCATCCAGTCCAAACAGCTCAAGTCGGTGAGGTTGGTATCGTTACCGAGAGTGCCTCGACCGCCTTGAAGGGAGCTAAATGCGAGATCTCCTACGTTCCTGGGCTAACCCTGCCCTATGAGAAGACGCTGATCTACAGAGATGGACCGATCAGACCTGAACTTATACCAGTAGCCTTTGGGCTGCTAGATTCATGGGAGCTGCTGGTCCCGTTATGGACCTTCAGCGAAGACGCAACGATGATCGGTACCGAGAAGGATAGAGCTCTAACGCGTGAAGTTATCGGAGAGCTTCGCGTACCAGTGTATGACACGCGGCAACTGTATGCCCTTCGGTGCCCTGCCGTAGAACGGCTCTTCAAAACCTGGGAGGTAGAGAAGGATAAGCTACCTGAGGGAGATGAACGGCTCGCATTCTTACGGGCCCTATATGTAACTCCGATGCTGATTCTAGCTTTACCTCCTAGCTGGTCGGTGAAAGATGCCCTCTAAATCATCGTATGAGTATTATCAGCCTGAAGGAGTATGCTTCGTGGCCTATGGAGCTCCAGCTCTTAGAGAAGTTGGACATTCTCTGCTGAGGCTCAAGAAGATGGCACCAGATCTTCCAGTAGCCCTTATATGTGACGAACCAACGCCCTACACTGGGATAAAGCAGATTTACCTAAAAGATCGGAGTTACGGAGCGCGATGGGCCAAGCTGAATCTTGATACACTAACGCCCTTCGAGCGAACGCTCTACTTGGATGCTGATACGCGAGTAATGTCTCGAGATATCGTCCAAGGGTTCGAAATACTGAAAGAGGGCTGGGATCTTGTCATAGTTCCCTCCCAGAACCAGGGTAAGGACCTCTTCAGCCATCTGGACCGTACAGAGAGAGAAGAGACGCTTGCGAGCCTCTGGAATCCGAGACCCTTGCAGCTTCAGGCCGGCGTGATGTGGTTTAATCTCACTACAGAAACGTTAGGTTCCCCTAGCGCGTCTGGCACTCCTGGTACGTCTAAAGAACGGGTTCACAAGTTCTTCGAGCTTTGGAGAGCTGAATGGGAGAAGTACGAGAGGCATGATCAGGCAGCCCTAATCAGGGCCCTGGAAGAGTCTAGCCTTCGAATCTGGCTACTTGGACACGAGTACAACAGTCGTCACGGTAAGGTTATCGAGCACTTATTCGGAAGGGCTAAGTTATGAAAGTCGTAGTCGTTTGCCAGAACTATGCGAAGGATCGGGTACTTCCGAGATATGCTCGTTATCTTGCCGAGGGCAATGGCTGGGACTTATCCATGAGGGCTCTCGTAGGCTATGACATTAACTACTACATGGCCTACTTCGACCATCAAAAGAACAAAGACTTCAAGGGTCGAGTTGCGGCCTACTTTACACATAGGGAAGAAGGTAAGAAGGGCGATCTCTACGACCAGGTAGCAGAAAAGGTCTGGTTAAGGTTAGCAATGAACCAGGGGCAGCTTCGGCATCTGAGAGAGTCTGGACCCTCGATTGCGCCGACCCTTCCACTTGAAAGGGACACATTTACACTGCGGTCTAGTAAGACCCTGCTAAAGGATAGCGAGAGACCGGTACTAGGGTTCAGCGGGTTCGTCTATGGTAGCGGCAGGAAAGGTGAGCATCTCGCTAATCTCCTGACACAGGAATTCGGTAAGCATGCAACCTTCAGGGCTTCTGGTAGGGGATGGCCTTGCATCACTAAGATGTATAACTGGATATACCTACCAGACTTCTATAAGTCCTTGGACTTATACATCTGTACCGCGTCAGTAGAGGGCGGTCCAATGACGACCTTGGAGGCGCTCTCGACAGGTATACCTGTAGTCATTCCAGAAGACGTCGGAATCCATCCAGAGCTACCAGACATACCAGGAATCTACAAATATCAGACAGGTAACTATAGATCGCTTTCGGATGCTGTTGATAGGGCGCTCGCTAAGCTCGGGAAGCATAACAGAGCAGATCTGCGAGAGTCAGTCACCAAGTACAGTGTCGAGGCGTTCTGCGAAGAGACACGAACCTACTTTGATGAGAACCTATACGGAACGTCGCAGGTTCAGGCTGAGGCTGAAGTAAGACCCAAGTGGCCAGGTAAGTCAGGGATATACCTAGTTGCATTTGGAGAGCAATCGAGGCGGTGCGCGGAAAAGTGCATCGCTGCTTGTAGACAGTATCTTCCAGGTGTACCAATCGCCCTGTGTTCAAACGAGCCGCTCGATGCAGGCGAAGATCTCTATATCTTCCAGAAGGACAAGGATATCGGAGGTCGTATCGCTAAGCTTAAAGCATACGACCTCACTCCAGAAGATTGGGAGTACGTCCTGTATCTCGATGCAGATACGGAGCCGGTTGAGGACTTCAGCTTCCTCTTCGAGACCCTTCAGAAGGGCTGGGAAGTTGTGATCTGTAAGGACATGGATAGGTATTCAGTCGCTAAGCTGATGATGAAAGGTGACAACCGGCCTGAGTCGGAAGCAACCTGGTTGTTAATGGGTACTGACGAGACTCTCCAGTACAACGGAGGCGTATTCGCCTTCAGGCGTAATGATAGGGTTAAGCACTTCTTTACACTTTGGCAGGAAGAATGGCAGCGCTGGGCCCAGAGAGATCAGGGAGCGCTTCTACGAGCACTCTACACGCAACCCTTGAAGTTGTTCGTACTTGGGAACCAGTGGAATGCAAGTGATCGCTATCCTGCCCCTGTCGGTAAAGTGGCAATATGGCACCACAACGTCGCAGCTAGACGCTGGGCGGGCAAGATTCGAGGTCGTCTAGATGGAACGGATGCTTGGAGTAAGGTCGCAGAATGGGAAGCGTCGCGTGGGAAGGTATCTCCGAGGGGGACGATCTAATGATAGGGGTTAGATCAGCAGTTTACTATCCTAGCAGTTCGGGTTGCTCGAGGGCTGGCCAGAAAGCCTTCAAGCGTAGCGAACATATCTCACGCCAGATGTTACCGTATCAGGCAGTACTCCTATACGACCTAATGGCTCAGTACAACGAGCCTGGTAACGTTATTCTTGAGATAGGTACGAGGGCAGGGTTCAGCGCTTCGATGATAGCTCTAGCAGCTCCAGAGGCTAGTATCATTACCCTAGAACCAGAGAAGCTTCGAGTAAAGCAGGCAAGAAGCAATCTAGAGCATCTACCAAACATCTGGGTAGTGAAGGAACTTTCGTGGAACTACCTGAACTTCTACGTAGGTGAGCCGATCTCGGCGATCTACGTAGATGGGGATCACAAGCGCGTTGCGAAGGATATTCCTTGGTTCTACAAGTTGAAGGTCGAAGGGTTGATGCTCTTCCATGACTATACGATGAAGAGCTCGCCTCCTGTCGTTCGAGAAGTGGATGCTCTAGCTGCTTTGGTTGGGAGGCCGTTAGACATTCGGCTCATCGACAGTAACGGAGTAGGTATGGCGGGCCTGTACCGTAGAGAGGGTGATTAGTGATCATTAACTCTCGAACCTACCCTCTCTTTGTAGCGCCTGGTAGCCGAAGAGGTCTTCAGGTTGAGTATCTTGAGGTTAACATTCGGCTTGACGCTAAAGAAGTAGCAGACTGGCCCATGCGCGTTAAGCCTCAGGGGATCTTGAAGTTCAGGTACAACAACCTAGAACCCTGGCGGAAGTGGGACGTAATAGGCGATAAAACCTGGCGTAACCCTGTCAAGACGTTTACAGAGGAGGAACTTAGACGAAGCTACCCAGTTCCAAATTGCTTTGATAGGGGCGTGCCAGCTAGTGGAGTGCTTCCGTATCAGGATGGCGTTCTCAGGCACTTTGCACGACGAGCAAACTATCCCTCAGGGCGAATCCTAGAGATTGGGACTCGGCTCGGTCACAGTGCATCTATTATGGCTCAGGCGGCTTCTCACTGCCAGGAGATTATAACGATCGAGCCCTATGAAGATCGCGTCGAGCAGGCTAGAAAGAATCTTGAGCCCTGGCCATACGTTAACGTAGTGCACGATAAGTCTTGGGAATATCTTAAGACGTACCAGGGCGAGCCGTTTGATCTAGTCTTCGTAGATGGGAACCATAGGTACGTAGCTCACGACAATCCTTGGTTCTACAAGTTGAAGGAAGCTGGCTGGATCTTGTACCATGATTGGTCTACCTGGGGATGCTGGCACGTTGTTGAAGCGGTCGAGATGATGAGCCGACATCTAAAGCGTCGTCCGGACTTTGAGCTCGTAGACACAAACCAAAAAGGAATGGCAGGGTTTAGGCGCAATGTCTAGTGAAAGTGAAGATACGTTCCGGTTCCTTGGAAAGCAGTACGAGTACTTTTCGCATCCGTATAATCGGGCTCGCGATAATATGCGTACGCTTGAGGTGCCGATAATCCGAAGGATTCTGTATCAGCAGCCAGTAGCTGCTAGGATCCTAGAGATAGGGAATGTACTCTCCCACTACTTGCCCTTAGGGTCGGTTCCTACCTGGGACGTTCTCGATCTCCAAGAAGGTCCGATACATAAGGACTTACGAACCTGGGAAGCGAAGCAGCGTTACGATCTGATAGTTAGCATATCGACGTTAGAGCATATAGGGTTCGGAAAGTTTGACGATACTCTAGGTGCTACAGATTACTCAGCCATCATCCTGAAGATTCGCTCATTGCTAGCTAAAGGAGGTAAGGCCTACATAACCATACCTACGGGGTACAATCCGATACTCGACAAGCATCTGTTCTATGAGGCGCTAGACGTGGAGGTATATGGATGTATGGAGCGAGTAGATGATAAAGGTACTTGGGAAGAATGTTCCTTGTGGGACGCACTCAAAAAGCCCTACCGGAAAGATTCCTATCCCTGGAGTAAAGCAATGGTCGTTTTGCTATGCGACTAAATCTTGGCTGCGGAAGTGCGCCCATCGAAGACGGGATAAACGTTGATCTAGTTAAGCATTCTGAGCACGTGGACTTTGCTTGGGACCTTAACGAACTACCGTGGCCCTGGGAAGATGAGCAGTTTGATGGAATCATAGCTAAGGCAGTTTTCGAGCACCTGGATCATAACCTACTTGTCAGCGTCAACGAATGCTGGCGACTTCTTAAGCCCGGTGGCCATCTGTATTTGAAGCTGCCCTACTGGAATAATGAGATAAGCTACAACGATCCAACTCACCAGTGGTGGTACGGAGTTCGTGTGTTTGAGTACTTTGATCCAGAGATGCCTCTAGGTAAGAAGTACTACTGGTACACGCCGTACAAGTGGAGACTGGTTAAGCCTGGAGAGCTGAACTCTGGTAGTACGAGCATTCATGGTACCCTAGAGAAGATAGTTTATGATTCAGGAGAATGATCTTACCAGGGACCCGCAGAGCTTCATTATAGTGGCATCTGTACGAAGCGGCGGTACGATGCTCGCTCATGCTCTGGATAGTCATTCGCTGATATTCTGCACAAGAGGTGAGCCCTTACACAGCCGAAGTGTGTGGCATAGAGCTAAGTTGTCGAACCTAGAGATCCTCGAGCTTTTAACTTCACAGACGGGATTCCAGGCCAGCGGACTTAAGGTCCAGTGCGGACAGTTCATGTATCCGAGCGTAACTCATTTCCTAGATACGAGACGGCCGAAGATAATTAGGGTACAGCGCCAGAATCTACTAAGGCAGGCTGTTAGCGTACGAATAAACACGCTAGTGCGAAAGCGATACCTTAAGATCGTACCGCAGCATACCTTTACAGAGGTCGAGAAGCATCAGCTTGAGATCACTCCAGTTTCCATCCTTAAGATAGCTAGGGAGCTTCGAAAGGTAGATCGTCTCGTTAATGATCGCCTCAGTGCTTATGAGGGTCTAGTGTATCAGACGACCTACGAGCAGCTAACGGATCAAGCGGTTATAGGAGCAGGAACAGGTTCGTGGTTAGCCACCGAACTTCCAAGTAAGCTGTCAACCCAGCTCTGCCGATTTCTAGGGGTTAACAGCCTTCCAATTTTCACGTACCTTCAAAAGATTAACTTTCAGCCTCTCAAAGAGATACTGCGTAACTGGGAGGAAATAAGGTTAGCGATCGAGCAGGAAGAGCCGTTGTCAGAGGCCGATCCTATTATCGAGCTAAAGAAGGAACTTGCGCTCTTATGAGTACCTGTTTACTAAATCTGGGCTGTGGTCTAGATATTCGAGATGGCTGGGTGAATCATGATATCTCTCAGCACGATAAGCGGATAGCCGTCGTGCATAACCTCAACGTGAGACCCTGGCCCTGGAAGCCTAGCACCTTTGACAGAGTCGATGCCATCAGTGTATTTGAGCATCTCGAGATAGATCTGATAAAGGTAATGGACGAGTGCTGGCGGATTCTCAAGGGCAGTGGCGCACTCCACATAAAGTACCCTCTACTGACCTCGCCCTTCGTTCGAGATGATCCTACTCATAGATGGTTCTGGAGCGAGAAGGTTCTCGACTTCGTAATCGCAGGGACGAAGTACGAGCAAGGTTGTCCCTACTACACAAAGTACAAGTGGAATCTTATGCAGCGGACGGTAGGTCCGAAGAATCGTAATTGCTGGGCGCAGCTCTCACCTAGGGGAAAATGACTTCTTGCAGATTCCCTAGAGACACAACCTAGGAGGAGTACAAGACATGAAGTTTTATCCGAACATCACTGTAAAGCCTGATTTGCTAGACAGAGATAGCCTGAGCCGCTTCGAGAAAGGCTCGTATTCTATCATCTTGAATACACCTAGCGTAGAGTCCCGTCTGAAGGCGACCTACGGACGCAAAGGTTTGTGCCTGAAGGTCCTGAAGGGCATGACTGAGGGGAGAGAAGTCCGTGTCGGCAAGTCTGAACTTCTATACGGAAAGGTGTCTCTTCTACACGCAACACTAATACAGAATCGCTTTGCCAGGAAGGGGCTCTCACCAAGAGTCTTCGGCTGGGCGGTGGTGAACGGTCTTGTAGCGCAGGTAATGCCCTATATAGTCAGAACCAGAGACCCAGCACCAGAGGCTCACGACAAGCGCGTGCAGGAAGCCCTAGGCGTGCTGGGAGAGCTTGATCTTGTGAACCTCGCACCTGAACCAGATCTCGGAGTTAACAACTGGAGAGGCGGAAAGCTTGTCGACTTCAGCCATTTCGAGTTTAGAGACTTCGAAGGTTACTTGGAGAATCTAGACGTTCGGGCCAGGACTCGTCGAGGGGTCGTACTGGATAAGGCCTACCAGGCTGTCCCGCCAACCACCGCCGTGCCGAGTGAGCACGCAGATAGAGAGCCTGCGGAGATCCTAGAGATCGCAGGGACCAGAGATAACGGCTTAAGGGTCAAGAACCTTCAGCTCGAGAAGATTCGCTGGAAGGGGAAGAACGTTCTCGACGTAGGTTGCAACCTTGGGGCATACAGCCGATACGCGGTAGATGCTGGAGCCCGCAGGGTCATAGGGGTTGATCGTATGGGTGACCTAGCCTTCGAGGTCAACAACGTCCTAGGTTATTGGAACCTAGACGTTGTGCAGACTAACTTGCCAGGATACTTCAAGAAAGTGAAGATGCCCAAGATCGATTACGTCTTCATGATGGCCTTCCACAACTACGTAGGTGGTCTTGACGAGGCCTTGAAGTTCGTGTTCCCTGTCGTGAAGACGCTACTGATCCTAGAGAGTCATGGCGGGGAAGATCAGGCAGAGTGCGAAGAGGTTCTTAGAAAGTACTTCTCTCGGATAGATTACCTTGGCTTCGTGAAGGATCCACAGGTTCGCCATCAGTGGCACTGCTGGGTCTAAGCGAGTTAGGCGAAGAGCGATTGAACACAGGAGACCTTGATGGCATCCTACGCTACAGTAGCAGAGCTCAAAGTTAGAATCCAGATCGAATCAGTTCTCTCAGCAGCAGTAACAACTACCTATGAGGAGATCTTGGAAGCTATATCTCGTAAGATCGACGGCTTCTGTCGCAGACCGATGGGCTTCTTGGCCCCTGCCGTAGCTGAGCTTCGCTACATAGGGTGCGATGGCGGAGCTACAATTGAGATACCTGAGTGTGTAGAGATCACGACCGTCTCAGTTAAGAACATCTATACCGATACCACCTATGTAGACTGGACAACTCCAACCTCTCAAATCTCCGGGGATGGAGACTGGTTCGCTTACGCAGGTAGCAAAGGCAATCCGCTCTTTGGTCGAACACCTTACAGGTTCCTGCAGGTTGACCCGAACGGTGACTACTCATACTTCACGAAGAGTGAGGGGCTCCCGACCGTTAAGTTGCTCTTCCGCCCAGGCTATGCGACTACGACACCTCCAACGATTCAAGAGGCTTGTCTGGCCCAGGCTGCTATTCTAATCAAGCGGTACGAGTCCTCGATGGATTCGAGCTTGGCAAACTTTGATCTCGGAGTGATCTCGATGAAGATTCGCCAGACAGCTCTTACCCGAGACGTACGAGAGCTTCTGGTAGATGCAGGTTACGTCCTACCGCTGATGGCGGGACAGTGGTAACCTACGTACCGATCTTCGAGGTTGAGCTCCTAGGAGATGAAGAGATCCTTAAGAAGTTTGAGGAGCTCTCAGAGTTCCACAAGGGCGGACGGCTCGAAGAGGCTTGGGAGCGCGTTATCGAACTTGTCGCTGATGCAGCCCGAGATTTAGCACCTGAATGGGAGCGAACCTTGCTCAGCTCCATCGAGGAGGGAGAGATCCTGATCGACGCAGAAAACGTTGAGGGAGAAGTCTATACAGATTCACCTTACGCTGCAGCGCAAGAGCGCGGGACCGATCCGTACTTCCCGAACTTAGATAACATATCAGCTTGGGCAGAAGCTCATGACATGTCTCCCTGGGCATTAGCCCTAGCGATTGCTGCCAACGGCTTACCCGAACGACAATTCATGGAGAAAGCTCTCACCGAGAACGAGCTAGAGATCGTTGAGCTTATCGGACAGGCCATAGGTCAGGTCCTAGAGGAGCGGTACTAATGGCAGTAACCATCGCTGCAATCTGCGACGGAATAGAGTCTACCCTAGCCCTGGCTACAGGAATCAATACTGGTAAGTCTTACGACGAGATCACCGAAGGCGTACCGGCTAGGGACTGTCCTAGGATACATGTGTACCCTGACACGATAGGTCCCGACGACAGGACACGGACTGAGCGAACTACTTTCCAAGCCGGCCTTCAGCAGCTCGACGTCTCCGTGTTCGTAGATGTGTATGCTCGGCAACGCTCACAACTACCAGAAGACATGAAGGCAGCTGTAACGACACTCGACAACCTAATCACGGTTCTCCAAGCCCAGGAGGTACCGCCGTTCTTCGGCGTGACAGGTATCAAGGCCTTTCGATGGTCCTGGAGACGTGCAGTGTTCCGATTAGGGAACGCTAAGTACATGGGCGGAAGATTTCTCATCGTTGCTAGAGTCTATTAGCACCAGCGGAACTAGAAGGAGCCGTAGCCTTAGTAGAAGTAGCCGTAGCCTTAGTAGAAGGAGCGAAGAATGCCTAGTACCCTGATTGAGTTCATACTACAGTGCCTCCCATACCTCCTGAGCGGGGCATCTCTCTTCCTCCTCTACAAACAGAATCGAAGGCTCAAGGTAGCAGAGGCAGGTAAGCTTGAGGCAGAGTCCGAGAAGGTTATGGCTGAGGTAGAGAACATTACAGTCTCTACCTTGAGAGAGGCGATAAAGATCTTATCTGCTGAGAACTCTAGGTTAACTAAGGACGTTCAGGCCCTTAAGAAGACGCAGAGCGAGATGCAGTTAGCCTTCGACACAGCTGTAAAGAGCTTAGCAGCTGAAACAGACGCCCTCAGACGTAGGATACTTATCAAGCATGAAGGTATTGAGAAGCTCCTAAGGGGTATTTCTAGGCTCATTGCTCAGATCCATCGCTTGGATCCTACTGAGGATCCAGACTGGTCACCGCCTAAGATAGAAGAGCTCCTAGGGCCTGCTGCGTAGATCTTCTTCGTCGCCCTGTGTACAAGAATCGGGTGCGGGTAAGCGTGCCTTAGAGGGAGAAGGTAATGTTATTCAGAGTGCATACGAATCTAGGTTTCACAAGTGGAATCCGCTACGTTCCAGGAGATATTGAGCCTCTCAAAGAGGTATCTGGGACTATTAGGCAGATTCTTCTAGCTCGAGGGGCCATCTCGAAGGTCCAGGCTCCGCCACTCCACATCCTTCCAGGTTGGAGGGATCGAGCGGAGCTATTTGAATCAGTGGGTATAACTGACGTAGATCAGCTCATCTGCGCTGATCTTCGTGAGGTGTCTGAGAAGACGCAAGTACCATTGTCTACCCTTGTGTTGTATGTAAGCGTTGTTAAGCAGTTCTTAGTTCTCTAAGGAGATTACAGCATGCCAAGAACAACTGAAGGTCTATCGTTTGTAGCAGCAGATGTGGAGGTTAGCCAGGATAACGCTACCTGGGTGGACCTCGCACCCTACGGTTCGACAATCGCTGTCAGTGGTGGTGACCGTCGAACTGGTGAGGTGAACGTCTTCGACGATGAGCGTCCCATCGTCAAGGCAGGTAAGAAGGCTTCGCAGGTGCTTACCATTCGGTATGCGTATACTGAGGAAGCACTGGGGCCCTTCACTACCATTAGGGGCTGGGATGATACAGAAGGTGGTGTCATCTATGCGCGTTACTGGCCAGCAGGGCAGGTAGCCGGTAACTTTGTCTTCACAACTGGGCAAGCAATCCTTACGGTCTTTGAGGACCCAGGGGGTGAGGCTGGTGCTGGTGATCCGGTGCTTTGCGAAATCCAGATCACGATGGAGCAACTATCGAAGGCGACCTGGGTGAGCTAAACAATGCCTAAGCGACAATCAGTAAAGCGGCACGACACCACTGAAGTACAAGGAGAAGACTCTTACGCGATTCTCTCTAGTGTCAAGGTTAAAGAGATTAAGGCGATTCGCTTAAAGAGTGAAGCCGATCCAGAGTTCGACGCTTTTCAAAGCGGTCTGGACATTCTAGCCGATCACATTCTAGGCTGGAACTGGGTTGACGACGCAGGAGACCCTCTGCCATCTCCGAAGGGGAACCCTGAAGTGCTGGACGAACTTTGTCAAGAGGAGGCTACGTATCTGGTAAGCCTCTTAATGGGAGATGAAGAGTCAAAAAACTAGAGAATCGAGCCACCATGTTCATCTGGTTAGGGGCAGGTGACTCTCCCTGGGAGCTAACCTCTTACATCTTACGACGTGACATATATCACTGCCTACCTTCCGAGTTGGACGAGGAAGACTGGATAGGGGTATCTAATGACATAGCTATTAGGAACGCGATAGCGAAAGCTAGGAGATAGAGTGAATCTGTCACATGCGCTTACGATCTTAATCAAGGGTAAGAATCTCTCAGCCCCAGCGTTGAAAGATGCTGGGGCTGGGGTGACCGAACTCGCGACTAAGGTTACCATGCTCGGACAAGCTAGTGCTGCTATAGGTCCAATCATCGGGCTTGTCGGGGCTGCAATAGGTAAAGTCTTTACAACCCTACTGGCAGGGGCTGTACTGCTTATTGGAGGTATAGTATCACTAACCGCTGCGTTTGTAACCAGTGGTTTTGCTGCCACTAAGTATGCCAGACAGCTCGAGTCTACCTCTGCGGCTTTCAGAGGAATCGCTCGAGATGATGCACCTGCCTTACTAGAAGCTATGCAGAAGAACTCCAGGCATATGATGGATGACCTTCGTCTGCAGGAGCAGTACGTATCTGCGTACATGCTCACTGGTAAGGTCCTCGCAGATCGTCTTCCTGAAGCGTACCTCTACCTCAGTAAAGTAGCCCTAGCTACCCACGATGACCTCGACTTTCTTACAGAAAGACTGTACAGGAGTGTCGGTCGGCTATCTACTAGGTGGATGGCGTACATCGGAACTGTGGTAGAGCTCGAGGAAGCAACCGCGCATGCAGTTAACATGACTGGCAAGATGGCCGACGCGCTGACGCGTGAGGAAATCCAGGCTGCTATGCTTGATCGTGTTCTGCAGAAGTTAGCCGTCAGGACTGCTACTCTCCCAGAGATTCTTGGGAGTACAGAGCAGATGACGATGCACCTCAAGACTGCCTTTAAGAACCTCTGGGGCGAGTTCGGTACTCACTTCCTACCTATCGTCAGGAGCGGAGTATCGACGATCTTAAAGTTCATTGCTGCTCTAGATGCCCTTATATCAAAGGGAGGTGGTATGTACACCTTCCTTCGAACACTAGCGGCAACTGCGGCTGTGGTGCTAGACGTTATCGGTGGGCTTGCCGATAAGTTCCTAGCGAATCAAGACGTGATATCCGCAAAGCTGGAATCATTCACCCAGAGAGTACTCCAGATCGCTTGGAATGCCTTCTCTTGGGGAGTCACAATGATCTCGAATCTAGCGCGTGGTATGATTGAGGGAGCTGCTACTGCGCTTATTGCTGCAATCAACTTTATAACCAGTCTGCTAACCTTCTGGTTCAGACCTGGTTCGCCTCCTCGTGTCGCTCCTGATATTGACAAGTGGGGCGCTGAGACGATGAACATCTGGCTCGAAGGGTTCACTCATGCCTCCTTCGATATTCTGGAAGGTGTCCAGAGTAAACTCGAATCTGTTCTGTCTGCTATGGTTAGCGTCGAGATGCTTTCAAAGGTCGAGGCCGCAAGACTCTTCCTAGACATCAGCGCGGATATGATACAGGCGCTTTCAGATCTCCAGAACACAGGGAAGATCACGGAGCAACTCTACGCTAGAATAATCAGGATCGGTGGCGGGTTCGGACAGCATCTAGCGGAGCTTATCAATCGACAGCTGGCCTACGCAAAGGCCGTCGAGCGTGTCGAACTAGCTACTAGGAATCTTGAGTGGGCTGAGAGGGAGCTGACGGAGTCCCAGACGGCTCTCTCACGCGTATCAAGTGAATACTTCACGATGCTGATTCGGAAGGCATCGTATCAGGACCTGATAGCCAAGCGGACTGAACGTGAAGCGGCTATTATACGGAACAGACGGGCCGAAGCTGGCTTAACAGCTGCCGAGGCCGAGGAGAAGGCTGCACAGGAAGCTGAAGAGGGTCTTCAGTCCCGTCTACGTCTGCAGAATCGGCTGATCGACCAGCTTACTCTTCTACTCAGAAAGCAGGCTGAGCTTGCCGAAGCAGAGTCAGAGAAAGGTGGAGGAGGCGGAGCTAAAGCCGGAGGGGGCGCAGGGGCTGGTCTAGAGCTTCCAGAGCTAGATGTACCAGGTTCGCTTGGAGCATCTGTAGACCAGGCTTTCGAAGATCTAAAGGACCGTATCCGTAAGAAGTTCAAGGAGCTCTGGGACGAGATCAAGAAGGACTGGGCTGAATCTGACGTAGGTGAGCTTTTCGGGGAGCTCCAGACGGCTCTTGAGGAGCTGAAAACCTTCCTAGATCAGAATGCCCCAGCTATTAAGGAGAGGTTAAACGAACTAGCCGAGCCGGTTGTAACCTGGCTAAAGGAAGATATCTGGGGCGAAGTCACGACGTCTATCGACTCATGGGGCGAATGGTGGACTCGAGAAGGTCCATCGGTTTCGGCTGCGATGCTAAAGGTTCAAGATGCTATGATCGAGCTCTGGGAGGCAGCTGAGGAAGGACCTCCGAGGGACGAGAACGTCGGTACGGTTGGCTGGTTTAAGTGGCAGGGGACGAGAACTCAATACTGGGCAAGCGAGATGCTTCATGGGGCTGTTAACGCTATTAAGACTATCCCCGTAGCGATCTCCGAAGCCGTAAGTACCATAATACTAGGAGATGAAGGTCTATTCGGAGGCTCTGGTCAGAACGCCATCGACATTATAGTGGCCTTGATCCTAGGTGAGGAAGGAGATCTAGATACAGCTCTTGAAGAGCGTATGAATCAGTCGAAGGAGCGCTTTAACACAGTCGTTGAAGGCTTCTTCACGGTACTTGACGATCTAACAGGCGGATCAATCACCAACTTCGTAAATGAGCTTGGAAGATTAGGTGGGATCATCGTAACCTGGTTCGAGGAAGATGTAGATCGACCAGCTTCAGAAGTTAATACCGCGTGGAGTAACACGTACTTCCCAGGTATGACTCTGGCAGTACAGACGAACTGGGATCTAATGAAGGTTAACTTTGATCTAATCAAGAATTACCTAACAGGTGAAGATGGTCTCAAGGCAGATGCAGAGGCCGTGGCTCTGAGCTGGTCCGTTTTCTCCTGGCCGATAATCTCTGGAGCAGTTGAGATTGCCTGGAAGATCATCCTCGGAATCTTTGAGCTCCTAGATACGTGGCTAGGGATAGACATTCCAGCGGCCCTAGGTCTGACTGAGACAGCCTTCAGCGATAAGATGGGCAAGATCACGAAGCATATCAGCCCTGTACAGACTATGATCGACAATCTGTTCACAGGGATAAAGAACTTCTGGAACTGGCTAGAGACGCACATCTTCAAGTTCGACTTCAGCTGGCCAGAGATTCCAGAGTGGGCTCAGACACGTTCTCCGATGAAGATTCACACAGCCTGGATGAACTTCTACAGAGACCTAGAAACGCATACAGCACGACCTAGGATGGACTTTTCAGGTATGGGAGGGACAGGTGAGGCCTTTGGGGTGGGAGGTACCTCCACTAGAATTTACATCGAGAGGCTGGTCATCCAGGATGCTAGTGATGTGCCAGATCTGCTTCGGCAGATTCAGGAGGCTGCTTAAATGCTTACGATAACTACCTGGGATGCTCATGCCATCAACGACGGAACTAACTACAAGTCCGGCTTTAGCCCAGCAGACGTATGGGGCCTGCCAGTAGCCAGAGTAGCGTCGGTAGCACGCTCTGGCGGCTGGCCCGTCTACGGATCGCTCGAGAGGGACCCTGTCGAGTTCTCGATCTTTATCGCAATCGAGGATTCCAGCAACATACGGGCCCTCAGGGCTCAGCTGATGCGATGGTTCGATCCTGAGGATGGCACGCCAAAACAGCTTATAATCACTGATGATGGAGCCGCTAACCCTAGGTACAGGGAATGCACCTGTCAGTCGATTCGACCTGTTCATAGCGGGGACGTTGGAGCTCGAGATCTCTTCAGGGCCGTGCTCGTGGTCAGTGGAGATGTCCGGTGGCGTTCTACCTCAACTACTACTGACATCTGGGCGATCACAGCGAGCGGCGACACTAACGTAGTTGCTAATGCAGGTGATGACGACGTCTACCCTGTGTACAAGATTGAGCCGACGACTGGTAAGGGTACTGGATTCCTGTATAGATGCTGGGTTCCGATTAAGTGGTTGTCGCTGAACGCTGGCCCTCAGTACCCATTGATGGCAATAATGGACACTGCAACTCCAGTGGCAGCTGCGAAGATGCAGGCTGATGGGGATGATCTTCGCGTGCTAATTGATGGCATTGAGACTAACAGGTGGCTGAATGATATGAACGATGCCACTACGGATATCTGGTTCAACGTCGACTTTATCAGGGCTCCTGCGCTGGTGCTTAAGACGACTATCGCGGGAGCGGGAGCTATCGCAAGCATCGAGTTTACTGATGCAGTAGAATTGGCGCTGATGCCTGATCGGGGGATCGTTCTTATCGAGAACGAGGCGTTTACCTATACTGAGCGGGACTTGGTAGGTGGAGCTGTCACTGGTGTTACGCGGGAAGCCAAAGGTACCACAATCGCAGGGCATGCTGCAGGGCTAACTTGCTACTGGATTCAGCACGACATCTATATCGTCTACGGTAACGCAGCGTTAGCAGCACCTACGACAGATGATGCTTATAAGCCCATCTTCGAACTAGCGCTATCGACTAACACGAACTGGTACTGCGCGAACTTTGCGGTAAACATACCTGCTAGAGCAGATATAGGTAAGGTAAGGTCTGGGAGCTGGATACCGACAGATGGATCTAGTATCCTAAACAACTGTGGGGTCTATTCTGCAGCTCAAAAGACTTGGGCTAATATCGTATCAGTAGCTGGGGCCTATCGCTGCGGAGATGGAATAACTTGCTTTTCTCAGGGATGGACTTTTGAAAATCCTTGCGGTATAGTTAACGCAACCTGGGTAGGTGGCGAGAAGAGGTGCGAGGACATTACTGAGTTTCTAGTACACTTACGGTACTGGGTTCGTGGTGATAGCTGGTGGAGTGAACAGGGGGATGTAGCAGCTCCAGCCGTGCCTAATAACTGGGAAGCCTGGACTGACGGTCCTGAGATGGCTGACTGGGACCCTGCAGATGCTATTGGTATGTATCTGTATCTCTATAACTCAGAGGTTGGGGTATCCCTAGTAGATGTAGATCTGTATGCTGCTGAGGTTCCTGTCGTTACAGTGAATGCCGAGCAGGGTAACTATGAGCTCTCTGCGGTTCTATCGAACAATACAACTGGCGAGGCGATTGAGATCAACTTTGTTCTCGACTTGAATAGTGAGCTCGAGATCGATACATATGACAAGGTAGTGACCTGGCTTGAAGACGATACTCGTCAGCAGCAAGTCGTGGAGTTAGACTCAGCTAGGAGAACCTGGCTAAGATTGCAGCCTGGAAACAATACGCTCGAGTTCACTGACGTAGCGACTGGAAACGTTACCCTAACGACTACTTGGGAGGACCGAGACTACTAATGAGAGTTCTAGTGGGTAACAGGTACGGAGCGATTATGGCGGAGCTATCTCCCTTGGTAGGGGAGATAACTTGGCTTCTAAACGACGTAGGAAAGGTTAGGCTTACGTTCTCGACACGTGACCCTAAGACTTTGGAAATCTACATCTGTCCAGGGAATAGAGTCTATATCGAGTTCGATAACGGTCTACCTCCTTGGGGCGGAGTGATGGACCCACCGATAATCTGGGGACCTGGTACTGTTTCTATAGACGTCTACACGATTCTCTACTCGTTGAAGTCACGGCTTACGGAGAAGAACGATGACTTCTATGAGTGGCAGGTAGGTGGGATCTTTCAATGGGTTCTTGAGCGTACACAGCAGAAGGGACCTCTAGGTATTACCTACGGAGAAATCTGGAAGGGGGGTAATCCACACTATCCAAGATACAACTACAAGACTCTCTGGTACGTACTGGACTACTCTCTTCGTGGTCTCGAAACTTGCGACTTCGACTTCGTACCCTACATAGAAGATAGCGTTATAAAGTTCCAGGCTAACTTTACCCAGGTAGCCGGTTCAGATAAGACACAGGAAGTAACCTTTAGTGAGGGTTCTAACGTTGCTCACGAGTTTATACTTGAGGAGCAGGGCCCAATCATCAACTCACACTATGCAGTAGCTGAAGGATCTGTCTGGGACGAGACTCGGACAGTGATAATCGGTAACGTACAGGCCAGCATCGCAAAGTATGGTCTTAGAGAGTCTCGCATCATCTACGCAAAGATATCTATGCCAGCGTCTCTAGAACTGTACGCGAGGAAAGTACTTAAGGAAAATAGCTACCCGCGAAAGATCTTCCAGCTAAGCGTAACAAATAATGAGCCCGGAACATTCGCTTCCTATGATCTAGGTGACGTTGTTGGCTGTAAGCTCCCAAGCTATCTCTTTGGCGGCTTCGACGAGAACGTAAGAGTCCTAGGGAGAGAATATAACCCACAATCTGGTGAGTGTAAGCTCGTCGTTGAGCAACCTCGCGATCTGCAGTATTGGTTCATAGAGGAAGAAGCTTCCCTTGAGGAATAGATGAATGAGCCTTAATAGACAGTCTCTACCAGGTAATATACTAGATCGTCTCGAGGACATAGAGAGACGTCTAGATGACCTGTACTCAAGTGTGGCTATGTCAGTCGTGGATCCTTCAGCTGGACCAGGTTCAACTACCTATAGTGAGATTCTTATCGAGGCTGAAGTTACTGAAGGGCCTGGTATCGACGTAGTTGGGCCATTTCCGATTCAGCAGGTAGGTCTTGGGGGTGACACGATTCTGTTGTTTGATTCGGGTGGCAGTCCATGCGCTGAATATGCAGCGTCCGACGCAGGGCTGACAGCGGCACTTGTAGCAATGGGTGCTAGTGACGTAGTAGAGCTACCGGACGTGACAATCTCAGGTGGTCCTTGGACAGTAGCTAATGGGACGTTGCGCGGTCATTCGCGTTGGAGATCGGTACTTGATGGACTGCTGATAGTTCAGGCAGATGCACAGGCGGAACGACTAAGCATCATCCGAAGCGAAAATGACGCTAATCCAGTTGTTGGCATTGAACTAGAAGAGGACGGACGGGCCGAAGGGTGCTTCATTTCAGTTACCAATGCCGGGGGAGATGTATACGGGATCTTTGGAGCTCCGGCAGGCAACTGCTACTCCGAGGGAAACTTATTCGATCTTAGCGCCTCTGGAACCGCCTATGGATTCTATGTTGACGGAGCCACATTGTATGCTACAGGGGGCGGTTTTGTGCCTGATACTACGTATATCCCAGTGGAGGCTACGTAATGGTTTGGCCGCGTAGGATCTACGTCGCAACGACTGCGCTCGGTGTGTACTACACCAGCAACTTCACCGACCCTGGCACACAGACAACGTGGACTGCGGTCAACACCGGGCTTGCAGCAACGGACTGCAAGGAGTTCTGGCTTGATCCGTTTGACCCAGCCAATAGGCAATACGTGTTATCGAATGCCAGCGCCACGCTCTATCGCCGTGAGAGTGGCGGCGCGTGGGCCAGTCTCCTGACGCTCGCACAGATCAGCACACTCACGGGACTTACGGCAGATCGGTTCGGTGGGTTCTGTATGGACCCCACAATTGCAGGGCGCATGTGGGTGCTGGCGCGCTGTTATGATACAACTTGGCCTAATCAGCGAGGGCGAGCTTTATACTCAGACGACTACGGCGACACGTGGACTAATGTCACGACGCTCTACACCATTCCGTGGGGGTATTTACGATCTATCGGCAGCATACGAGCAAGTGGCGATAATGTATATGCCTCGCTCAACACCGGAG